CCATCTTCTGATAATCGTTCAGTTCCATATCACTTGTTCAGGTAAACGTATTCAGCCCAGATGTCAATGAACTGCTTTCCGCAGTAGATGGCCAGCTCTCTGGATTTCAAAGCAAGGCGAGCCGAGCGGTACGCGTCCGAGTACGTCCAAGCGTCGCTCGAGTGCGCGCTCGCCAAGCCGCAACTCGACTCGTTGTTCGAGCTGCCGCCGAACAGCCACAGCTCTTTCTTCTGATCTTCTGTCATTTCGTCAACCTCCTTCTTTGTATAGAGGACGAAGTAGGGATAGTAGCGGTACTCGCTCGTAGTGAACTGGGGTTCCCAGCCCTCGTTCAGGGCTGCTACGATGATACGCAGTTTCAGATACGCCGCAAGGTCATTGGTCAATACTCCCTCGATGTCGTCCCATTCCTTGACAAGCTCATGCTCTTCACCGAGTTCCTTCAGGGCATCCTGGAACGTCTTGATGCGCTCCATCACCGGAAGCTGACTCTTCTCTTTAACTAACTTCAGGGACATTGAACCGTCCTCTGCTTTCTGCCATTCGACCTCGAAGCCGTCCGGCACTTCAATCACTTGTTTCTTACCCATTGCTCTAAATGTTTGATTTTAACACATTATAAAACTAATCATTATATGACTTTTGACAAAACGTAACGTCCTAAAAATCAGCCTTCCTCCGATTTTTTTTGCTCCTCTTTCATCTTCAGGTAATCCTCATAAGGGACAGCCTCATCCCTCTCCTTCATCATCCTCTCCTTGCTCTTCTGCTGCTCCATCATGTCATACTCATACATGCGCTCTTCGAGGAACGTTCTCAATGACGTGGTTATCACAAGCGGATCCACCGAGCCGTAGAACCGTCCGTACCTGCCGGACTTAAACCTGTGGAAGAACAGCATCACCTCAGTCACCTTGAGGTAGGAGAACTCCATGGCGATCACCTTGGCACATTCCTCCAGCTGCTTGCCTTGCAGCTTGTCCTTGCATCCGCAGAACTCCGACAGGTCATATAACTGGGGGACGAGCCACATGGCCGCTGTCATCTTTCCGTAAGTGAGGTTAATCGTCGAGAGGGTGGGGGCTTCACCGAAGAAGCAGTCCTTAACGTCTGCGCACTGCGTCACCTGCTTGGCCGGGTTGAACTTCACCATGAAGTCCTGCCTGTCACCGTACTTCTCAATCGTCATCGTCTTCTTTTGCTGCAAGGCTGGCAATAACGCTTGCTGCGTCTTCTGCCCGAGACATTCCTTCACCTGTTGTTCCATTGTGCTTCGCTTTAGCTTGTGCAACTATCTCGTTATACTTCGAGTTGATGTTCGTCACGCTGTAGTTCTTCAGCAGCCAGGCATCCGATATCGAAGCGAGCAGGAAACCCAATGCAGACATCACATCCTCATTTCCGTTGGCCAGACCTTTCGCGCTCCTGGAGTGCATAATCTTCTTCGTCAGCGACTCCATGGCCACCGCATCCTTGGCCTGCCAGTAGTAGGCGTTTCCGAATAGCTGCTCATACCTCTCTTCGAATATCTTCCTTCCTTCCGTTATCAGAGGGTTGGGACTTTTCTTCGATGGCTTCTTCTTCTCCTGTTCTTCAAACCGCTTCTTTATCTCATCCAGTTCCTTCTTGAGCAACGTAACGTCCTCGCTAACCGGGAACAGCTCCCCTTCTCCTTGTTCTGTCTGCTGGTACTTGTCGTAGTTCACGATAGTCATGCAGTTGACCACGTTGTTCGCGTGAACCGTTATCTTCTTGTCCTCCACGAGGTACTTGATGAACCTCTCGACCTTTCCGCGACTCCACTTCCAGCGTTCCGTCAGTTCCATCACACCTTTATATACGCATCCTCTCTTTCCCTTCACCTTGATACCTCTGACGAAGAAGTCAGTCGGTGCGTAGTAGGCCATCAGGATGAGGTCACACCATGCCTGCCATTTGGTGAATGGCTCCTTGAAGTACAGAGGGTCGTCAAGGGATGACCTGTAAAGCTTGATGTAACCTGAACTCATAGACGTATAAAACAAACTGATTCAGCGTGGACGGCTTCTCTTCTTGCGAAGGTGACATTAGAAGCCAATCCATCTGAATCAGTATAAATCGTTCCAGCAAATGTCACTAAACTGGTTATCTGCATGTAAAGATACCAAATATGTTTGAAAATAAAACACATATTGCACTTTTATTTCGCATCAGGACTAAAATTTCGGCACCTGGAGGCCCTTGTCATGGCATATCCTCTTCACTTCCTTGGTGTAGTAGTCGATCTTCTCCTGGAGCTCGAAGTCAAGCCAGTGCTTGGATGAGTGTGCCATATACTCCAGTCTGGTCAGTCCGTCAATGCCTATCTTGGACACGAGGTTCTTCCTGTAGCCTATGAGGTGGTCTGCCGATACCCTGTTGCATCCCTTACACTCCATATGGCAGTTGTCCGGCTCCCATCTGGTTGCCATGTGGACACGCGAGTAGTAATGACCGCAGTCACCTTGCGAGAACGGCTTTATCTGTCCGCAGCTGATGCACCTGAAACAGCCGTTAGGCATGGTGTCGCGCACTCGTATATATGCCGAGAAGACCCTGTCCAGCTTCTTGGTCAGGTCAACTGGCTTCTTCACCGATGCCTTGGCGAACAGGTCATCGGTCTTTTTCTTCTTGCGTTTCTTATACCAAGGTAACATGACTCAGAAATATACGTTCGTCAGCTGCCGGCCTCTGGAGTAGATGGCCCACTTGGACGTTCCTAACGGACATTCAATCCTCAGATCGGCGACACGTCCGAACTTGCGGTACGAACCGCACATGTCAACCACCCAGCCCTCCTTGCCTGAATAGGGCCTTATGGCTCTGCCGACCATCTGGTAGTAAAGGGCCAGCGACTTCGTAGGCCTGGCCAGTATCACAGTGTCCAGTTCCGGATAGTCGAAACCTGTGGTCAGCGTACCTACGTTGGCCACCACCTGTATCTCACCTTTCTTGAAACGAGCAAGGATGTTCTCCCTCTCCTTCTTGGGTGTGGTCCCGGTGACGATAGCTGCTTCAACGCCGACCATCCTCAACTTAGTGGCCAGCTGGTCCGCCTCGTCAACGAACTTCGTGAACACCAGTATTCCCTTTCTGGGGATGCCGCTCTTGGGACGCATGACACGCATGACCGTTATCATCAGCTTGTCATAGAATCCGCTACGCTCATACTCCTTCTTCAGGGACTCGTCATCATAATCGGCTCCAGTGGAGTTGCTCTTCACCATGTCAAGGTTTATGGCCGTCAGGTCATAGTAACTCAGATCGGCAAGATAGCCTCTGGCCAGCAGCTCCGATATCTGGCAGTAGTATAGAACCCTGTCGAATATCCTCGGCTTGGTCCTCGTCAGGAACTTCAGTATGGCCTTGCCCTCCAGACCCTTCCCTAACCTGTAAGGTGTGGCAGTCAGGCCCACGACCTTCCTCTTGACCGAGTTCAGGAACGTCTCGTACATACCTTGCTGGCTGTTCACGCAGTGACACTCATCGATAAGCACGTTCGTGAAATGCGCGAAATCCTCCATGTGGTTCATCACGCTTCCTATGGTTGCGAACGTAATCCTGTTCAGGGCTTTCCTTCCTACCGATGCAGAGTAGATGTCACAATCCCAACAGCCGTACGACTGGAGCTTGGCGTAGTTCTGCTCCAGTATCTCCTTCGAGGGCTGGAACACCAGCAGGGGCCCTTGGAGCCTGTGCGCTATGTCAGCTATCACAAGACTCTTCCCGGCTCCTGTCGGCAGGATGAGCAGACCGTTACTGTCCTTACTTGACGTAAAGGCAGCAACGGCAGCGTCACTCGCTTGCTTCTGGTATGGACGAAGCTGGTACTGCATCACTCCTCTTCCTGCTGTTCCTTGGTCTCAACCTCGTTCTCACCTGCGAACGGCAGGTCACCGTCAGCAGCCTCCTGCTCCTTGTTCTCCTTTTCCTCCGGCTTCGGGGTCTCAGGGAAGTCCAGACCGAACAGGTCATGCATGCTCTTGCGGTTCTTCTCCTCGTTGGCCCAGAGTTCCTGGTGGTCTCTCACCTCGAAGGCCTTGGCCAGCACGAACACCTTCTTCGTCTTGTCATAGGTGTAAATGGCGTAATAGCCAGCCAGTGCTATGCAGAACGTGTCCTTGGATGACAGCAGCACCTCCTTGGTACCTTCCTTGACCTCGGCTGCGTACTTGGCCACCTCAGCAAGTATGGAGTTGTATGCCTCCTCTGCACGTTTCTTCATCAGCTTAATCTCCTCAAGGGTCTCTTCGAGGTTGAGTTTGCGCTTGGGAACCTCGTTCTCCTGCATCACGCAATACTCCTCGCGGATGTTCCTTATCTCGAAGTCATCCAGCTTTCGCATGGCGATCTCGCCGGAGGGGAACGTTGCGACAAACTCCTTGCCGATGAACTTGATGGCGTCATTGGCGGTCTTTATCTTGGCATCTTTCAGTGACGCGAAGTCAAGCTGTGCCGGGAAAATCTCCTTTATATGGTCATCGATGATGAACTCCATGTCTTTAGGCTCGTAGCCTTTCAAATCTGCATACATATACTATTGCTTTTTGTTGATAATCCTTTTCCAGAGGGAACGGCTCATGAGGGCTTCAATCTCCTTGTCCTTCTCCTCCACCTTTTTCTTATAGCTATCCTCTAACTCCTTGCGCTTCTTGTCAAGCTCCTCCTTGAACAGACCGTCCTTGAAGTGCTGCTCGACCTCTTCCTTGACATCGTCAAAGCCCTTGAAGGTCTTTTTCGGAATCTCTTCCTTGCAGAACAGCGAGAAGAAGATAGGAAGTCTGTACGTCATGATACGTACCTTGCCCTCCTTGGCCATCTTCTCAATCTCTTCCTCGTGGTCGTGCCTTGTCTTGGACAAGTCTTCCTCCAACTGCTTAATCTTCTCGTCTTTGGCCTTAATCGTATGCTGCATGGAATCATACGTGGCCTTTGAAATTCTTACTTCCTCTTCCATAATTAGTTTTGGTTATAAATACTGCTCGTACCGCGCCATCTGTTGCTGTGCCGCGAACAGAGCTTCTGTCTCGTTTGCTGCAGGGATGTAAAGCCCGGCCACCGCCGAGCTGTAGTTGCGGAACCTGTCAATGGCTTTCGTCATTTCCGCTGTGTCGAGGTCACGGCTGCTCCTCAGATACACAACCTTCTCTCCGCGCTTGTTCGTCCTCTCGACCTCGAAGATGTCCCGGTTGACCTCGCGCTTGAAGATGTCCTGCTTGACCTGATCTATGGTATAGCCGAACTCTGACGCGAAGTAACCGAGACATACATGGAGGTAGGCGTTCTGCGAGCTGGACCGTTGCAGGTGCTTCTTCTTCACCTCAACGATACCTACAGCGGAGTTCACGCACTCCGAGTAGAGCCTGTTGCAGAACTCCTTGAACTGCTCGCGCTCGTAGCTGTTATGCAGGTTGAAGATTGCCATGACCTCTCACAATCAGAATGGCAGGTCGTCCTTGTCTTCCTGCGATGCATAGCCTTGGGATGCCTGACCCTGTGGTGCCGAATCTTGCGGAGCCTCCTGCGTCTGTGTCTGGGCTGTCTCTGCAAGTGCTATGCCATATCCGCTGACCGAGGTGAAGTACTTCGTCTCACCTGTCTGCGTGTCCTGATACTTGGCTCCTCTGAGCGAGAAGTCCACTGTCACGCGCTGGCCTACCTGATAGGTGTCAAGCAGTGAACACTTGCCTCCAGAGAACTCCAACTTGGGGTGGTTCTCCCACGGCTCGCCTGTGTCAGGGTTGTATCTGGTGCAATCCAGCACCAACTCTCTACGATAAAACGGCTGACCTCCGTTCTTGGACGGAATGGTTACGGTCTCGCCGATGACTTCAATCTTGCCTGTTATCTGCATCTTCTATTCCGAATACTTTTAGGTTGGTTATACTTTCCCTGTTCGCTTCAAGGAAATCGATAAGCTGCTCACAATGCGCCACAAGCATCTCCTTTGCCTGCTCATGGTCATAGGTGTACTCTTCCATGTACCTCTCTCCAGTGATGAGGGGTGAACGCGGACCGCCACCTGTGAGCTTGTAAATGGTGAACTCGAACGAACTGACTGACTCCATCAGGCCGGACTCTATCATCGTATAGGGATAGGTGTACCTCTGCCAGCGGTGCATGTAGTTGCCGAAATCGTACTTCTTCGATGTCTTGGCATCGAATATCTTGTTCTCCCTCAGATAGTCAATGTAACCGTGAAGCTCCACCAGACCTTTCGATGTCTGGAGAGTCGCTGCCGTGTAGTACTGGCACAGCGAGTTCTTGTGATACTCTGCTGCGTCCATGCACAGGTTCTTGTCAAACAGGAACTCGAAACCGTCGATGGCAGCGTAGATGAACGGCATGCCAATCTTGGAATACTGCTCCATACACTCGGCATACAACTGGTTCATCGCAGCCTCATCCGTCTTGGCCGTGTGGTCAGGCATTATGATTGGTAACGGCTTGGGTTTCACGCTGAACAGGTCATCGCCTGAGCGTATGGTCTTGATGACCACCTTGGGGTTCTCCGGCTTGCGGTTAAGCACAAGGCAATCGACGATCTCGTTGAACGCCGTGCCTTTGCTCGCCGCTTCCGAAGGAGGCTGTGGCACCTTGTTCACCTTGTCCAGGAACTCCTTCTTCAGGCGTTCGTGCATTTCTGCATCGGACAGGTGGAACGTGCCGTCCTCCTCGTTGTAGTTCTTGTGCCACGCCCCGCTCTCGTCCTGATAGAAGTAATCTTCGAGTTTCGTGCTGTTCAGCGTCTCGAAGGCATCCAGCAGGGACGGAGAGAAGGCATAGTTCACATCAGGCAGCAGGGTCCTCATACAGACGTGTCTTGGAGTTGTAGTTCAGCTTCAGGGACTCCACGTGTGTACGGAACATCTCCCTTGCCCTTACCTTGCTGTCCCAGATCACCTCGTACTGCGAGAGAGACTTAACGAAGTCGTTCGCGGACTTGGCGTCAGTGATGAGGTTGATTGCCTCCTCCAGTTGGTCGCACAGCTCCTTGTAACGTGTGCGCGTCTCCTTTATCTTCTGTACGTTGTCATCGTAGTACTTGAAGACCTTGGCCAGCGTGTCATTCTGCTGGGTGACGTTTCCGTTCGTGTCCACGATGACCGGAATCTTCTGGTAGGCCGGGAGGTTGCAGGTGTTCTTGGCGTAGAACTTCTCCTGTGGGTTCCATGACACGGTACGGTCATTGCCGATGGCCTGCACATAGCCCACGAGGTCCAGTTCCTTCATCAGGTCCGATGCAGACGAGCCGCCAATCTCAGGACGTATGAAACGTACGTCACCGTCCTTGTCCTCACGCTCATGTGCCACGAACACTATGTTCTTACCCATCAGGGCCACTTCACGCAGGAAGTTGCTGAACATGACCTTTCTCGCTCCGTAACCTTTCAGGCTCAGGGAGCCGTCCTTCATCTGCATCTTGGAATCCTCGCGCATGATGTAGTCGGCCATGTAGTCCAGCATCTTGCCTGCCGTGTCGATGATGATTGTCTTGCACTCCACCTCGCCGTTCTTCAGTTCAGCGAGAGCTGCCACTGCATCCTCCCATCTCTTGACCTGCAGGGTGGGGCACTGGAAGGCTACGTTAACACGCTGCACGCCACCGTCAAAGTCAAACAACACTGGCTGGGGTGCGCTCAGGGCCATTGTCGATTTTCCGATACCAGGCTGGCCGTAAACCAGCATCTTGATAGTCGTAGTGAACTCCAGTTCACTTGGGTTCTTAAAACTGCTCATTGCTCTAAATAGATTAAGTAAAACATATTTTAACCGAATAGGTTGTTCTTGTCAGCGTATCTTATGAACTCTGATTTCTCGTGTATGTCCAGCTTGGCATACACCGACTTGATATGGTTCTTCACCGTGTTGGGCGAGAGGTACAGCCTGTCGGCTATGTCTTCGTTCGAGAGTCCGTCATGTACCAGACGCATGACCCTCAGCTCCGCTTCCGACAGCCTGCTGTTGAACACAGGCATGCATACTATACCCTCGTACCTGCACTCGCCTCGCATCGGGCACTCGACCTTCTCGAAGCGGAACGCGGATCCTTTCACGTCCTTGGCCGTGGTGTCCAGACGTCCGAAGTTACACTTGACGAAACGTGTGGCAATCAGCCATCTATAATAGGTGACGTTAGCCGATGAACGCGAGTACCATTTCTCCATGGCCTCGTAAGCATCCGGGTAGCACTCCATGATTCTGTCAATCAGAATGGCGATGACCTCCTTCCTGCTCTCGTCAAGCTTCTCGTTGCCTCCGTCCGATGTCAGATACCAGACGTCCGAACCTATGGTGTAGAACTCTATGTCGTCTATCCTCAGTCTTTCCATAACTTCTCTGCAGGGATTCCTGTGCGCTTGACCAGGATCTCGATGTGCTTCTTGTTCTTCGGCTTCATGCCGTACACGACCCAGTTACGGACAGTGGCTGCCGACACCTTGGCCTCGCTCGCAATCTCGTTGACGAAATCCGTCTTGGGATAGCTGGCGTCCGGCAGGGACTGGTAATAGCCCTTGAGGGTCATTTCTCCATTTTCTTGGGCCTCTTGTGTTCTCTTCTCGTCCATCTTTCTTAATTTTGTAGTGTTGTTATAAAATGGTAATGCAAAAATAGCGAATATATTTAGAATATCCTAACGAAGTTCTAAAAAAATTCGCCCTATTCTAAAGATTTTTATGAGTACCTTAAAAGAGCGTCTCTATGAGTTCCTTGAGTACAAGAACCTCAAGGCGTCCGAGTTTGAGAAGATGTGCAAACTGGGTAACGGCTTCTGCAGCAAGGCAAACGACAATGTCAGGAGCAGTTCCTTCATGCTCATCAAGACAGCCTTCCCTGAACTCAACATCCAGTGGCTGAAGACAGGCTTCGGGGAAATGCTGTTAGAATCTCCTATAGAAAACCCCTTCGACTTTCCTAACAACGAGAACCTTGAAGGTAACATGACCATCATGATAAAGATGATGCACGAGTTCATACAGCTCTCCGAAAAGAACTCCGAAGCCAACCTCATCAATGCCGAGGCGAACAAGATGAACGCCAAGAACCTTGAACGCCTCATATCACTTCTCGAAAACAAACTGCTGCAATAATGGCTATGAACATATCTGCCGAGGGGCAGGAAATAACCAGACGCTTCTTCAAAGCCATCGAGCTTCTCAAAGAGGCCGGACAGATCAGGGGACTGCAGACCGTGACGCGCAGGTACGGACTCAACCGACGTAACCTCATCCATGTGGCCGACTCTCCTCATAACACCGTACTCAAGCCCGAACTCCTTCACCATCTGGTCAAGGACTACGGAGTCTCCGCGCTCTGGCTCCTTACAGGCGAGGGCTTCATCTTCTCCTACGGCAGCGACACTGCTACCGTAGTTCCCAAGAAACGCAGACGCAAGGCCCGGGAGTCCGAGTCTTGACACGATGTCTATAGAATAGGTCATTACAGGTACGATCTCCAGAACCTCGTTATCTCCAGGCCTGTGTAGAACTTTCTCTTGTTGCCTTTCCTGAACTGGCATCTGATACCGCCCTCCACGTTGGTCAGACGGCGCAGGGTGTTCCTGTGTATACCGAGTATGCTCGCTGCCTCCCCTATGCTGTATCTGGAGGTGGGGGACAGCTTCGGTTCTTCGTTCACCATGACGTTCAGTCCTCAAAGGCTCTGGTCTTGGCGCATGCTATAGCGTTGGCTACCATATTGACCAGCATGATTAACTCGTAAACCAGCGTACCCTCGCAAATTGCAAGCATAATCGATACGCCTGTCCAGATACATACTAACTTCTTTTTCAGTGACTTCTTTTCCCAGTTGACATCATCAAGCAACTGGCATCCTGTTGTTTCTTTCATTGCTCTTGCCATCTTGATTGTTATTTTACCTTAAACTCTTTGCCAAACCGTTTTTGAATCGTATATTTGCACGGTTTTGGTAATTGTTCAATGCAAAGATACCAAAAATGATTAGAATAATCTACGGAAATCCTAAGAAATTTCTAACCCTATCGGTATTTTAACATTTGCTCCTGATTACCGAAAAACCGAAAAACTTGAAAATAGCTTGCAAATGAAAATCGTCGATGTTTCAAACGCCTGCAGTTCAAGGGCTTATGAGAACAGGATGCACGCCTGGAAAGCGTGTATACGCCAAAAGCGTATCCGGGGTTCGAATCCCCGTCTTTCCGCTCTACAACATATCCAGACAAGGATTTCACGATAAACCACCAATCAGACTTTTTGAACCTTTTGGCACTCTTTTGCACCATTCTGCACCGAAAAACTTGCAAATAACTTGCAAATGATTTTAACCTGATGGCCACCACCAATTTCTATCTTGACGCAAGAGCCGTGAAACGAGGCGAGCCAGCTCCTCTCAAAGTGAGCATCACAAAGAACGGCCGGACGTCATATCTCTCACTCGACATCAGAATCCTGCCCTGCCAGTGGGACAAGGACAAGTGCAAGGTCAAGGACCATCCGAACAAGAACGCGCTCAACTCCTACATCCAGTCTCGCAAGCAGACCATAGACTCCATGCTGATGAAGCTGACAGCCGAAGGGGAACTGGTTCGCAAGTCGGCCGTACAGATAAAGCATATCATTGCAGAGAGGCTTTCACCGGAGTACCAGAACGGAACGCTGTTCATAACCCGGTTCAAGACCTATGCCGAGTCAAGGGAGAAGCAGCGCACCAGAGACCTGTACAACCAGACACTTTCCATGATGATGAGGTTCGACAGCAAGGTCCAGACTCTCTCGTTCGAGCAGATCACCAAGGACTGGCTCATGCGCTTCGACAAGTTCCTGCAGAACACCGAGCCGTCACAGAACACACGGAGCATCCATTTCCGTAACATACGCGCCGTGTTCAACGATGCCATCGATGACGAGATAACGACCAACTATCCGTTCCGCAAGTACATGGTCAACATGGTGGCCACCGCTAAGCGTGCCTATACCGTTGACACCATAAGGGATTTGTTCTCATACCCTGTGCTTCCGCATGAGGTCAAGTATGTGGACATGTTCAAGCTCATTCTCTTTCTCATAGGGATAAATGCCGAAGACCTGTTCAACCTGACCGAGGTGGTGGACGGACGAATCATATACAGCCGTTCCAAGACATCGAGGCTCTACAACATCAAGGTGGAGCCTGAGGCGCAGGCCATCATCGACAAGTACAGGGGAACTGACAAGCTGCTTAACGTGACCGAGAAGTTCGCCAACACCCATAACTACCTCTCCACTCTCAACCGGGCTCTCAAGCAAATCGGCCCACGCTCTCATGAAATCGTCAACGGCAAGAAGACACTGGTTTACCATACTGCGTTTCCCGGACTCTCCACTTACGTGGCCAGACATACATGGGCTACGCTGGCTGCTGAGATAGACATTCCTGACGAGACCATCGAGGCCGCTCTGGGGCATGGCGTCAAAAACAAAACTACGGCCATTTATATTGACCGTAGCATACGCAAGGTGGACGAGGCAAACCGTAAGGTTATCGACTACATCCTGAACCTTTAGGCTTGCCGTACCTTCTTTCTGCCTCCTGCTTGGCAAAGTCCAAGTTGGCTTTCAGCCTCCTGCTCACCGTCCATCTGGAACATCCGAACAGCTGGCCTATCGTCTTGAACGTTATACCTGCTCCGTGAAGGACGAAGAACGAAACGTAGTCATCTGACTCCAATGACCTGTACATACTCTCTCTTTATCTGTTCAACAATCCTGTCGGCCTTGGCTTGCATTTCTTCACCCATGCCGACAATCTCATCATGCGCCTCTGCAGCCGCTTGCTCGAACAGCAGGGCGTTGCAGGGGTGTATGTGCTTGCCTTCCTTGATGACCGCCTCCGCATCGCTGAGGAACCCGACTTCTACGCCAAGGCTGTTCGCTGCCATTATGATGAGGGCGCAATCCTGTTCATACGTTGTCTCCATATCAAGGGAACTTAAAACATCCGAACTCCATTATCGTACCGAAAGGGACCAGAGCGATCACGCTGCTGGTCTCATACTCTCCAGTGTGCAAGTTGTACCTCCTGACCTTATGGCTGGAGTGCAGCTTGCGTCTCGTCATCATGACACGGCCCCGGATCCAGAAACCAAGACCGTTCGCCTTGCAGAGCTTTCTCGCTTCGCTGACCTTCATCATCCTGTGCCGGATGTTCAGGGTGGGGGCATCCACACAAATCTTAGTGAACATAGGCTGATGTCTCCTTGGCTATCCTTATGGCATCGGCGAAGGTGAGGGAGTCATAGTCTCCTTTTACCTCCTCCTTGCTGTTCAACTCTCCGTCAGCGAATACAGCGACAAGCAGGGTGTCCTTTCCGATATAGTGATAGAACTTGCTTATCCTGACCTTGCATGACTCTTCTCCTACCTCGATGCACGGCTCTTTGATACCGTCAACTTCAAACGTGGTCCTCTTTGCTTTCATACTTGCTTCTCTTTATCGTCAACCTTAATCTTGTACACCTTCTCCCAATCGTTCAGTATGGTCTTCAACTGGAACTTATATGAGAAACGCAGATCCTTGTGCTTCTCCAGGAACTCAAGGGTTCTCTTGATGGCTACCATCTGTCCGTAAGAAGGTCTGTAGAACAGCCTCGTCTTCCTGAGCTTGCTTTCCACAAACCACCAGTACCATTCCTTCAGTCTCATATTATTATGACTCCTCTCTTTTTCTTTATCAATAACAGATCGTCTGCATCGACAACCTCGTTCCTGATATCCGTTTCAACACCTTTGGATGTAACGTTCATCCTTGCAATCTTAACCTCTATACGTCCGTCCTGTCTGGTGCAGTCAACCACTTCAGCACCTACGCGCATAGACTTGACAAACACGCACATTCCCTTTTCAATCTCACTCTTTTCCATGCCTGTCTTCGACTTTAGTTATCTGGAAACATTCTCTTCTCTCTCTGCCTTAATCACTATCACTTTCACCTTCTCGCCTAATGCGTATTCGTCTCGTGGAATAAAAACCAGCCTATCGCTTCCGACAAGGGTTTTTACAACTGCCTCAAACGCACCCTTCATCATCTGCTTTTCTTTCCATTGCGAACCGAGTTCTGAGTACTGGATAACAATATCATCAATACCTCTCCTGACGAAATCGTCAACATTTCCGTCATCCTCCATCTGATGCTTGACAGCCTCAACAAGTGACTCATCCGGCTTATGGTGGGTGAAGCTATGTTTTATCTCATCGCCCAAGTCGCTATCCGGATCCTGGAATCGTTCATTTATCCAGTCGCGTAAAGCGAACAGCTGACCGTCACGTGCCGCCATGGATAGAGGATGAAGCAATCCTTTCCTGCAGTTCTCTGCATTACCGGCTTGCAGTTCATCTAACTTGGCCAGCAAAGCCTCTTTGTCTTCCTTTGTCATAACTTCTCATTTATACTTTTCAACGAACTTCTCAAACTCATTCACACCTATCTCTCCTTTGTTCAACTGGGTGAGCAGGTTGCGTCCATATGATACACCTTCATTGTAGATGCGGTTCTTCTCTGCATTCATGTACTCTCTGTTCTGCTGGTCAAGCTGTCTTTTATAGTCTTCTTGCTCTCTCCTTAATTTCCAGCAAGCCTCTTTAAGCATTCCGCACAACTTCTTGGCAGCTTCAAATGTCACATCCGGCAAGACAAAAGTGTCTCTTGCTGTCGTTGCACTGACTTCTCCTGCAAGCTGACGTTCAGAGGGGGTGTACTTACATGTAGCATACCTTGAATCAAACTGAGAGAACGTCATAAGTAGGTGACATACTGCATTGCTTATGTCTCCCAATGGAATGGTGTACCATGTCATTTCGGCAATCATCAGTTCATCCAGTTGGTACCAATTACGTTCCAAGTTACGCTCCCTAACCAATGCCTTGCCTATCCGCAAAGCTTCCTTGCAATCGTGACATAACTCATTCTTACCTGATCTCGGATTATCTTCTCCGCTTCTTCCGCATCCTGGACACGGTTCTTTTCCTTCGTACATCTTCATTGCTTCTCGATTATAAACTTCCTGCTGTTTATCCTTTTGTATATCCTGTCCTTGCTGTAGTTCTTGATGAGGAGCCTGACCTGTGCATCCGTCAGTTCCGGGCAGTCATAGTTCCGAAACTCTATCGAATCCGACTGGTGGTCACCGAAGTTCCTCAAGGGATGCCACCTCATTCCGTCACCCATGTCATAGAACACACTGACTATATATCCGTCATCCCAATACCTGCCGAACGTCATACCATGTGGCTGTGGATTAGACTGAAGATAGCGTCAAAATGCACCTTGTTCTCCCGGTACTCCGCTTTGGTGCAGTCAGACCTGAAGTTATCCAGTGACCTGTAGATGTCATCCAACTGCGCCCTGTTCAGCGTATGTCTCTGCGCTCCGTCAATATCTGTCATAACGTTACCCTGCTAAATGCGTCATTATAGTTGTCATACACGAATCCGTGCAGTTCCTTTATCTGCTCAGCGTACTCTATCCTCCATGTGTGGGGTTCAATCGTACCGTCCGGCTGTCCTGTCTCGTCAAGGGTGAGCATGAAATACTCCCTGTTGATGTCGGCCACATGGCCATACACCGCTTCGTACAGGGTTTCCAGTGTGTCAGTCACCACTATACCAGCGTATTCGAGCGATATCCGTCCGTCATAGGTGTTGACCTCGACAGATAACTCGTCATCCTCATAGAACACTTTCATGACCTGGGCCTCATGGACGCTGTCGCATCCGTCCGGGCTGAGTATCACGTATGCGTGACGCTGAAGCTCACCTTCCGGCATCAGGTCGATCTCACTTATTCCACCGAGGATGAACAGTTGCCTGATGGCCTCAAGCATCTCCTCATGTAGCTGCTTCTTCTTCTCGTAGAAATCAATCTCTATCATATCCAGTCAAACTCATCTTCGTAACACAATATCTCCTCACCGCTGTCTATCACGGTGCAGGAGTACTGGTAACCACGATAACCTCCGTGCATGCTGTCCAGATCGACCATAATGGAGGTGTAGCCTCTGTGGGGCTTCTTCAGTCTCGCTTCCTTCATAGCTCTATGTCAAATCCCATATCCGACAGGGCCATGATGACCTCTGCCGGAAGTTCATAAACACCGTCATAGTCAACTACCGTATTCAGGTCTGTGATATAGGTGCCGCTCAGATACGACTCCTCGTCATCATCCTGCTGGAACTCCCATGTCTGGGTGCTGGGAGTGATACCTACCCATGTGTTCCGCTCGTCATCGAAGTAGAAGTTATGGGTGCCGTCCTCTATGTTCCTGCTGATTATGCTCATCATATGCCGCTTAAGACTCTTTTTGCTACCGGCCTGCTGAACAGGCAGTCCTTGAGTATCATGCCGTTCACTCCGTATCTCCAGAGGAACAGATTCATTCCCTTTCTCCAGTACTTCTCGATGAAGACCAGACCTCGTTTGGTCCGGTACTCATTTCTATTCCTTACGATTGTCATATCACCTCTCTTAAGGTGTCCAACAGGGAATCAAAATCACTGTCAGCCATATCCAGGCTGTCTGCGTTGTCGCTGATCTGCTGACCGCGCTCACCGTCCTGAAGGCTCTCCGGCATGTTGTCGAAACTTTCCCTTTCCTCCTCTGCTATGCTCTGGATTTCTGCCTGCAGTTCTTCAATCTTGCTGATGGCTTCTTCAAGCCTCTTTCTTCTTTGTCTGTTCATTGCTCTATAATAAGACGTCAATACCTACATTCAAACTCTCTGCCTTCTCCGCTTTCAACTCGAACGCTGCCTTGAGCTTATCGCCAATGACCTCATCGTAATCGTCACCTCTGTACTTGATGTGGTCCTCAAGCAGCTTCTTGTATGCCTCTCTTGCGTTACCGAGGTCACTGATGCCGATGCTCATGCAGCTCTGACCGCCGTCCCAGTTGTTATGTTCCTGCATATACACCTCTCTGGAGCCATCCCGGTAAGTCCTTATCCCGAAGGCCAGCGTCCAGTTCTTGGGCGTGAACTTGAAATAACGGAAACCGAACGCGCTGTTCACCGCCATGGCCAGCTGCTGTACCACGTAGTTCGCCTTGTGCCTGCTGTTGACGTAATCGGTGAGGCTCAGCGTCTTGTCATACTCCTTGGGGAGCTTGTTGTATATCTCGATTATCGACCTTGAGCCCTTGAAGTTCTTGGAGAACTCCTGCTCCTGGCTCTTCAGCCATTCGGCTACCTTGATGAATCTTTCAGCCTGTGTCGTCTCCATGTCAAAGGGATTTGAGGTATTCATAAATCTCACTCAGGTCATACTCGTTATCAATCGGCTCATAGCAGCCGAAGTGCTCATTGAACTCCGGGTGAACTATTATCTTACCGCAGTTCAGGATGTGAATATGTGCATCCATTGCGAAGAAGGGAGCCTTCTCTTTCAAAACCTCGATATACTCCTTGTTCTTTAACTCGAACTTGAGTCCGCTCTTTGTTTCCATCGCCCCCTTAAATTCTATGGGCTTGAAACCTATACTGTCAACGTAGTAGACTTTGCCATCCAGTACTATCACGTCTGATACTGACAGGCTGTGCCCTGTATAACCTTCAGGCTTGGTGCCTTGAAACTTGATGAACAAGCCTTCCATGACGTTCATTTCATTCTCGTCATCGGACTCAATCTCGCTTTCGTAAACTTTGATGTAAACGCTCTTGCTTGGCTTCAGGCCTTCCTGTTCTATCTCCTCGAATGAGGAGAACTTAATCATCCGGCCTGTCTTCGTGTCGGCATTGGCTTGCCAGATCTCGTACTTTCTTTTCATTGCTCTTACCTTTAAGGGGTTGTTTCTCACAGGTAAAGATAATCAAATAGTTTGGATTACCAATACTTAAGTGCCTTAAAATCAAGCACATAACTTTGCTTTACCATTATTTAACAAACGCCCTGAAAAAGACAAAACCCGATTGCGTTAGCATATCGGGGAATATATTTATATATTCTATATATTATATTCTTTATATTCTTATAAGATGCCCGTTTTTGTTACGTTTTCCGTTCCGTTTTTTCACTTTTGTACGCTCGCCTGATCATAGGTCATATACGCAACGTCTTGTTTATTAGACCGTTATCCACCTGATTTTGCACGTCCGTTTTTCGGCTTTTGTAGGCCCGTTTGTAGGCCTGTTTTATGCTCGTTTTTGCACTTTGCAGGCTCGTTTTTTCGGACTCGCAAACGTAAACGATTGATTGATAATCTGATGCAAGTGAATTTTGCACGCCCGAAAAATAGCCCTGAAATGGGCCTCTAAACGGCATTTTTGGCTTTGTACGCCCGTTTGTAGGCTCGTTTGTAGGCCCGTTTGTACGCCCGCGTTTAAGTCACCAGTTTCCGTATGATGAAGCCAATACCTTTGAAGATGACTTTCCGATACAGGACAATCAACACTGCCACAATGAAATACAGCGCGTAGAATCGGGTCTTGTCCCACCAAGTGTAATCCCTCTCGATATACTCCGTCTGTACGCTCGTTTCCGTTTCGGAATGTGAACTTGTCTGTGTAACCGTCTCATGCTCCACTGGCTTGTCATAGTCTATCTGGAGGGTCTGGGGGATGTTCTCAATCGAATGGAACAGGCATCCGTCCTTTATGGTGGCCGTTGACGTGGCCAGACGGGTTGACACCGTGCTTGTGGTGTCCTCCGTGACGTTGACGACCTTTTCCACCGGGATCTTCACCTCCAGGGTGTCATGGATGTACTCTGTGTACTTCTCCACCTTAATCTCCACGCTGTCGCTGACGTTATGAGTCGTGCCAGTGGTAATCTTCTTGCAGGGACAGCAGCCGAAGACGAACAGCACCACCAAAATGATGCAGAACATGATTACTTCAGAACCGCATCCGCCGTTCCGCGCAAGCTGCTCATAATACTGCCTGAGCATCTCGTTCTTCTCCTCCTCCGTCATGGCTCAAAGATGAAATCGTTCAACCTGTTCATCCAGCCTCTGAGGAAGACAATCTGGCTGGGTGTCTTCTCGACAATCTTCCTGTAAAAGGTCTCTCTTGCTTCGCGGATCTTGCAGAACACGCACTTGGCAGGCTCCCGGTTAAGGGCCTCCAGCGTCTTGGGACCGAAGATGCCGTCAGCGACAAGACCGAGGGCTTTCTGGACTCCCTTGCGTCCGTTGGTGCCGGAGTTCACGCACCAGTCGGCAACGATGTTGGCCACTGACTGGTTCTTTATCTGGTCACCCTTGACCGCATCCCAGTACTGCTTCATAATCTTGGACCACTGCGCTTCTGTCATCCTCTTGAGGTCATCCACCGTCTTGTCCTTGCCGAACACAACCTTGAAGGTGGCCAGCGTCACACCGCAGTTGGTAGGACCGCCCTGGTCAAGTGGGTGGTCAACAAATCCTCCTTCCCATCGCTTCAGGATAGGGGCGTACTTCTCGAACTTTGCCATATCAATATCCGTTTTGGGGTTCACGTTTCTCGCACTTGGGACGGACACAGCGGTACTTCTGCAACTCAAGCTCCAGACGACCCTTCTCCTTGATGAGTTCACTGTTCTCGTTGATGAGTTCGTCCTTCTCGTCCTGTACCTTACGTAGCCTGTCCGTCTGCTCGCAGAAGCGTTTCTCCTTCTCGTAAATCTGCTCCTGCAGGAACTGAATCATTTCCTTTAGCAGACCGAACTCCACGTTGTTGGCGTTGGTCTCCTCGATATCTGCCTTGGCATCCTCGATGCGCTTGTTATTCTTGCGGTTGACGAAGTACTTGACTACCTCCTTGATGGTCTCGAAGACTCCGAGAGTGCCAAGTGCCGTTATAATCATGTTCCAATCCATAATGCGAATGCTTTAAGGTGTCGGACGGAGTTGACCGCCCGGCACCGTGATAAACTACTTCTCCTCTACATACCACTTGCTGCCGTTTATCCACGAGAACAGCCAGTCGTAGATTTTCTTCACTACGTTGGCGTCATACGTCTTCGTGGACAGGCCGGCCGTTATGATACCCTCAACGAGAGCCCACAACCACTGGGGCTGTGACACTGCAGGGAGGTAGCCGATGAACCATGCACCGAGTGAAAGGAGGATAGGCACTAACCAGGCAACAAGCAGGTTGACCCACTTCTTGTCGGTGTTGATAACTCTCTTGATGGCTTCTGTGGCCATCGTTGCAATGGCTGCTATGGCCACCGTCAACATTACATACATTTCTGTCATAATTTTACCTTTAGGTTAAA